GTAGGTGTATGCATGCTCAAGGAAGGTTAGCCTATGGCGCCTACTAAGAGCCTTGATGTAGTAATTAAACTCATCGTCACACTCCTACGCGACGTTCAAACGTCGCATGGTGCTGTGTTCAACTGTAAAGCTCTGCGTTTGACTACCAGGTTGGTAGAACGCAGAGCCTTGAACGAAGGTATTGGGTTCTTCACAAAAACCCTTCCACGATTAGGCAAAGCCCTCGATAGGGCCCTTTCTGAGAACAAGAAGCTAACAGCTGCCGACCATCGTTTCGCAACGATGACCGACAGTGAACTGCCCAGGTTTCTGGGTGAGTTCTTTAGCAAGGTGTTCTCACCTAATGGTGAACTCCTTCGGTATCCGTGCGCTCTGGATCGGAAGATCCAGATCGACTGTGTCAGATCATTACGGTTAATCTTGTACCCTTTTTATAAGTACAAGCTACCATATGAAGACAAAGACTGTGAAGAGGTCGTGGCTGCGTTCGCAAGAACAGAGCTTGACCTTGGACCAATTTGTACAGAACTTGCCAGACTTGGCTTGCTCTTTGCAAATGTCGACCCGCAGAATGATGTTCTGGTCTACAAACCTAAGCAACCTTGCTTGGGCAGTGGACAACATCGAGATTCCTCGTTCGAGGATCGAAATTCTGACGGGATCATGGGCGAAACCTTTTATGGAAACGACCGGGATGGTTATTCTGTCGCCAAAAGCGATGGAAACTCTCTCGAGTTGTTTCTACGGTTACGCCTTATACACTCCGCTAGACAGACTTTAGATAAGCTGTTCGCGGACTTTGACCCGATGGATATCATCCCTCGACACGGACCGGGTGCTGTCGCCACACGGCAACAGCTCTCGGACAAGTATCGCTGGACAAATATCTCGGCGAATATCACAGACGTATACCATTTGGACGCATACTTTTTTGCGTCCGTTGGTCACGTATGTGATACATACAGAGACTTCGCGTCTCTTAAGGAGGAGGACTTGCCGGCACGAGTAGTACTCGTACCCAAGGACTCGCGTGGGCCCCGACTAATATCTTGTGAACCCGTTGATTATCAATGGATTCAACAAGGGTTAGGATCGGCCCTGGTCCGTCACCTAGAATCGCATCCCCTGAGTAGGGAACACGTGCGGTTCAGTTCTCAACGCACTAACCAGCTCGGAGCCCTACTCGGGTCATCCACTGGCAAGTACGTAACGCTGGACCTGAAAGAGGCCAGCGATCGCGTTAGCGTTGAGTTGGTTCGCCTTCTGTACCCGAAGCACCTCCTTAGGTGTCTACTCGCGTGCAGAAGTTCGTCTACTGTGTTGCCGAACGGCAAGATATTAAAACTCCAGAAATTCGCACCTATGGGAAGCAGTCTCTGCTTCCCTATAATGGCAACGACTATCTGGGCTATCCTGCACGCCGGCGCACCTGACACCTATACGGCAGACCGTATAGTAGTGTATGGAGATGATGTGATTGTCCCAACGGCTTACGCCGTGAACGCAATCGAACAACTTGAGTCATTTGGGTTAAAGATTAACCATGACAAGAGCTGCACTAGTGGACTCTTTCGTGAGTCCTGTGGCACCGACGCCTTCAACGGCGCAGAAGTCACACCGGTTCGGTTTAGAACCGTCTGGTCATCATCCCGTCGCCCTGACGTCTTGGCAAGTTGGACAGAATATGCCAACCACTGCCATAAAAGACGCTTATATGCGACCTACCAGTTAATAACTGACTGGTTAACCCATGTATATGGGTACATCCCGGATGAGGACACCTCAAAAAAACGGTGTCCTTATCTTCGCGTATCGACAGACACTAAGAAACCTGTCCGCAGCCGCACTAACCTCAAGCTTCAGAAGCAAGAGATATTAGTGTGGGACGTACAGGCACCTAAAGTTAGTAAGACATTACCCGGTTGGTCAGCGTTACTTCGACACTTCGTCGAATCGCCCCATTCAGCCAAACTCGAAGAGAGTCGGCCCGGTGACATGTATTATTTAGGTAAGTGGTGGGAGCAGTCTTATGACTGTCTCGAACCATTCTCTGTCAGGCAATACACACGCCGCCGTACTAGCATGCTGGTACGGCGGTGGCGATGAGTTATAAAGGCATTAGTTGTCTAACAAACAACGACGCCTAGGCTAGG